GATCTGATCGAAAAGGGTGTGACCGACTTAGAGAATAGCGGTACAGTATCGCGACTCTTCACATGTTGGTTATACCTCCTCAAAGACAGTCCTCTTGCTCATGGTAAGCCTGTACGTGCTTTTCGGCAGTTTTATAATCTTCTGCTGTCTAAACGCGTGCAGGATACCGTCAATGAGTTTTGCGATCTATTCGATATTTTGAGCAAATCTGCTCACAACTCGTCTAATGGGTTCATAACTGAATTCCATAGTGTTTTTCTGCGTACTCCAATAGCAAAGGAGTACATAGAATGGCACAGGTCGCACGATCCGAAGCTGTTCCAGTTTATGTCTAGCTTCCTCCTTTTTGGAAAGAAGTTAGATTATAAGGACGAGAGCTTCAATACCACTGCCTTTCGCGAGTGGTGTGAGATCGAAGAGAATCTTCAGAAGTTCGTTCTCCCGTCGGATGTAAACATCCTTAAAGAGATCGTTTCTTTCCTGCTTCCGCCTACTGTATTAGGTCCCGTTTTGCCAAAGTTTGGCCCGGGATTTACGTCAGAAGGTGGATATAGGGATCATATCAGCAAAATCAAAAACTTGCGGTATGATTTGAAGATTGATTGGGCCTTCTTCCGTGATCACGTTTTTACGGGAGAATCCAACGGCTTGAGGTCTTCTCAGCTCATTCCATCAATGGACTGGGGTAGACCAGAGGTTGGCACTTCAACACAGCACGCTCGACTCAAATTTGCAAGAAAGAACTTGAGAAAGAGCAGATCCATTTGTATGGAACCTAACGTGCGGATGTATTTCCAGCAAGCCTTCAGGCTTGATCTAGAACACATCATGCATACAGGCCCTATGCGCTATACTACTACTCTTAAATCTCAGAGTAGAAACCAGATACTGGCCGAAATCGGCTCTGTTACTGGCAGTATAGACACTATCGATCTTTCCGCTGCGTCTGATTCAGTACATGCCGATCTAGTTCGAGCAATCTTTCCGAGGCAGATTTTGTATTATCTGCTTGCTACCAGAACCTCTAGAGTTCTTACTCCAGATGGTAATTTGGTTAGCTTGGAAAAGTTTGCTCCGATGGGATCGGCTCTCTGCTTTCCAGTACAGTGCGTGGTTTATACCGCACTGTGCTATCTAGCAGCTCTGTACTATGCCATAGGTCCAGAACGTGCATTATGTCTGACTGTAGACGAGTTGACCTCTTTACTAAAAGAGATCTCTCGCGACTTCTCGTCGCGACCAACTCTACACAGCACGGGCTTGATGCCGCTCTCTGTTTACGGAGATGACATTTGCGTCGATAACAAATTAACGCACATTGTCACCTCACTGCTGACCAAGTATGGCTTTACCGTGAACTCTTCGAAGAGTTTCGTTAGTAACGAAGCTTTTAGAGAGTCCTGCGGTAAGCACTATCTGGATGGCGTAGACGTAACTCCCCTTTACTTTAAGCTCCCAAAAGAGCTTTCAGGGGGTCGCGCTTACGCCGCTTCGATATCTCAAGCTAACTATGCAGGCGATTTCGGACTTACTAATGTCCGAAGTTACTTGATTAGGTTCGCTAGAGAGATACCCGGCTATGATGGGGTTGTGTTCACTAACTATCGCGACGATTCGTCGAAGATTTTTAGTAAACGCGACGCCATTAATACTCACCTCAAAAAGCGTAGCTTCGAGACCAGTCTAAAACAGATTGAGCTCGGCGTCAGTCCTACCAAAGACTGGACGCACTACCACCTTCAGAGGGACGAAGTACGGGGTCTTTTTGTCGAAGTAAGTGCGGTTTCACAACCTGCTGATAGTGATAAGCAGCTAGTGGAGCAGTACTTGTATATACAGTGGATGAGGTTAGCATCTCGTGACCAAGATGACTCTCTCTTAACAGAGGAGATGTTACGAGGTGTTCCGTCAGATATCCGGTATAAGTGGAGATGGACACCACTTATTTGATACCGAACGGGTAGGGGCTTTGGAGTCTTACGTTTCATACTCCCCCTAAGAAAGGGACTGTGGTACGATTCGGAGTACCTGCGGGCCTGCATATCGTATGTCAGCTAAAGAGCTGAACTTTAGATATGTCTTGTCTCGTTAGGCTCCCTATCAGGGATTTCAAGGAGCAGCATGTTGACTCTATGCTATAGCTAATG